GCAAAGGAGCATATCATGGCTGATGTCATAAGATTAACTCCGGAGGACCTTGGCACCCTTGGTGCCCTCGAGCACCCGCCGAGTGTGATCAAGCGTCTGCGCGACCATCACCACCGGATGGCGCAGATGGTGGCTGAGGGCCGGCGGAGCGGAGAGATCGCCTCGGAGACCGGGATGTCGCTCAGTCGCGTTTCGATCCTGAAGAGCGACCCAGCATTCCAGCAACTCGTGGAGATGTACAGGGCCAACGTCACGCAGGCGTGGACAGACTCGCAAGTCGCGATCTTCCACAAATACGAACGCATAGAGGAGAACGCCGCGGACCTTATCATCGACCGATACGAGGATGACCCGAACAGCATCTCCGATGGCGAGGCCATGCGACACCTCGAACTGTCCGGCCGGGTCCTCGGCCGCCAGGTCAACAAGTCCGTCAACGTGAACATCAACGGCTCGCAGCCCCTTGCCGAGAGGCTGGAGGAGCAGCGACTCCGAGCCGAACGCCTGATGGAACCAGACGATGCAGCCTAGGCCCTTCGAGGAGTGGGGACGGTTAGCGAAGGACCCAGAAGGGTTCGTCCTCTGCGCTTTCCCCTGGGGCCAGAAGGGCGGGCCCTTAGAGCATCGGACAATGGAGAAGTGGCAGTGTGAATTCCTCCGTTCCCTCGTGCTCGGACTTAAGACGCCCGAGTACGCCATCCGCGAGGCAACGGTCTCCGGGAACGGCGTTGGCAAATCAACCCTCGTCTCATGGATTATCCTCTGGGCCCTCTGCACCAGAGCCGACACCCGCGGCGTAGTGACCGCGAACACGGAGACCCAGCTCCGCACCAAGACCTGGGCCGAACTCGGCAAGTGGTTCAACCTCTTCGAAGGGCGCGATTCACTGAAGCTTACGGCCACCGCGATCTTCGTCCGCGACGACGACCACGAGCGGACCTGGCGAATAGACATGGTTCCCTGGTCAGAGAACAACGCGGTCGCCTTCCAGGGCCTCCACAACGAAGGCAAGCGCCTCATCATGATCTACGATGAGGCCTCGGGTATCCCTGACCAGATATGGGAGGCCGGCGACGGCTGCATGACGGATGCCTCGACCGAGCGGGTCTGGTGCGTCTTCGGCAACCCCAATCTCCCAAAGGGGAGATTTAGGGAGTGCTTCCCCGGCGGCCGCTTCTCCGGCACATGGAAGAGCCGCTGCATCGATTCCCGCACCATCACCTTCACCGATAAGGGTGAACTCAATCGATGGGTCCACGAGTACGGAGAGGACAATGATTTCGTCAGAGTCCGCGTACGAGGAGTCTTCCCACGCGCAGGAACAATGCAGTTCATCGACGATGAAATCGCCGGCGAGGCTTCGATCCGGGAGGTGGATGTACGTCTTTATGACCCACTCGTGCTCGGAGTCGATGTCGCACGTTTTGGTGACGACGCATCTGTTATCTACATCCGAAAAGGTAGAGATGGCCGAACAATTACTCCACTTCAATTCCGGGGCCTTGATACAATGACCCTGGCCGGCAAGGTCAGCGAGGTCTACGCCCAATACAACGCAGACGCGGTGTTCGTGGATGGCGGCGGAGTTGGTGGCGGCGTCGTCGATCGCCTCCGTCAGCTCCACATCCCCGTCATGGACGTGCAGTTCGGCGGGAAGCCAGATGGCGTCGGGTTCCTTACCGGCGATGAGGGGGTGCAGTACGCGAACAAGCGTGCCGAGATTTGGGGCAGCATGCGTTCCTGGCTCAAGTCAGGAGGCGCCATCCCAGCAGACACCGAGCTGCACCAACAGCTCACCAACCTGCAATATGCCTTCAACGTCCGCAACGAAATCCAATTGGAGAAAAAGGAGGACATGAAGAAGCGCGGCCTATCTTCCCCGGACATCGCTGACGCCCTCGCACTCACCTTCTCCCAGTTCGTCTCGCCCCATCAGGGCGCCGGCCGCGAATGGCTCCCCACACCGAAGGTGCAAACCGACTACGATCCCTTCGCGGAGATGCACGGCGATTATAATCCGGTGGAGCACTGGAGGCAGCAGGATGTCCTTTAACGCCCCACAGGCCCCTCCACCTCTAATCATGCCGGAGCCACCATCCCCGGTCGCCCAGCTCCAGTTCTCGCCGACCACCCAGCGGCCGAGGCAAAAGGCCGCTGCCCCGACCATGCTCGGCGAGGCCCTCACACCTGGATCTATGAACCTGGCCCCACGCAGTTTAATTGGAGCGGCGTGATGGCAACGGTCCCTGGCACCCCGTTCAGTAACACCGGCGGCATCCCAAAAGAGCTGCAGCCAACCCAGGCCGACATGCTCCTGGCCGCTGGCCTTTTATCCCAGAAAGACGGGGGCTCCGCCCCATCAATTAATCCAAGCCAGGGCCAAGCCCCAGCGGGGCTCGCGAACATTCCGGACAGGCGTAAGAAGGGAGGCCGTTAGGCATGGCAGTAGCCCAGTACGGTCCAGGCCGCGGCCGCGCATCCATCAGCGCCCTGGACGTTCCGCATCCTGAATTCCGTATGCCCTCCAAGGAGGATCTGGACCTCCGCAAGCAGGCCGAGGGCCGCCTGATCGGCCTCCGCATTAACCGTTACTCTTGGTGGGTCCACTGGCGCGAGTGCGCCGACTACCAGCTCCCCCGGCGTTATAAGTGGATCATAACCCCAAACCAAATGAGTCGGGGCTCGCCGATTAATCAGCACATCCTCGACTCTACGGCCACTTTGGCCGCCAGAAACTTGGCTGCGGGCATGATGACCGGCTGCACCGACCCGACCAAGCGCTGGCTCCGCCTGCGGATCGGGCGCGAAGACTCCACCCTCACCTCCCCGACCAGCCTCTGGCTCGCCGAGTGCGAGCGGATTCTTTATCTGATTTTCCAAGAGTCCAATTTCTACCCAGCGATGGGGACGCTGTATTTCGACCAGGTCGTCTTCGGCACCGCCGTCATGATCATGTACGAGGACTACGAGAATGTCATTTGTTGCTACAACCCGTGTCTGGGTGAATTTTATCTGGATAACGACGAGTACCTCTGGCCCGCGATTATGTACCGTGAGTTTACCCTTACCGTTGACCAAGCGGTTCGAGAGTTTGGAATCGAGAATGTGTCTCCTGCTATTGCGCGACTCTACCGCGAGGGTGGTCCTTCACTCACCCGGGAACTGGTCGTCGCACATGGAATAGAGCCCAATGATGACGCGCGCCGCTTCGGCATCCCAGAGATCTTTAAGTACCGCGAAGTTTATTGGGAGTGGGCGGGCTCAGGCTCGCCGCAAGGCGGAGCTTCGTACTCTCCGGGCCTCCTTCGCAAGCGGGGTTATCATGAGCAACCTTACATCGCTGTGCGATGGGACCTTGTATCTAATGACCCGTATGGTCGCTGCCCAGGTATGGACGCGCTTCCGGACTGCAAGCAACTCCAACTCGAAACTAAACGTAAGGCCCAGGGCATCGACAAGCAAGTCAACCCGCCGCTCGTCGCGGACATCCAGTTGAAGAACCAGCCAGCTTCACTCTTACCAGGAGGTATCACACATATCAGCGGAATGGTCTCCAGTGGAAAGGTCGGGATGGCCCCGATCTATGAGGTTAACCCTAACCTCGCCGATATGAAGGAGGACCTCCTTGAAATCCGCCAGCGCATTAAAGACACCTATTACAACAACCTATTCCAGACCATCTCGCAGTACGAGACGCGCTCCAACGTTACTGCTGCAGAGATTGATGCGAGACGAAGCGAGTCAATGGTCATGCTCGGACCAGTCCTCGAGAGACTATGCTTCGAAGGCCTCAAACCAGCTGTTGAGAGAACTTTTGCGATCGCATCCAGAGCAGGCATATTCCCTCCTGCGCCGCCGGAAATCCGCGGACGGAACATAGAGATCGATTTCGTTTCCATGCTCGAACTGGCGCAGGACGCAGCGCAGATGTCCGGGATCGAGCGGATCATGCAGATGGTCGGTCAACTGGAAGGCATCAGGCCCGAGGCCATTGATGTCGTGGACACCGACTACGGGATCATGAAGGCGTCCCACCTTCTAAACAATGATCCTAAGCTGATCCGCTCACCCGCCGTCCTTGCCCAGATGCGCGCGGCCAGAGCCCAGCAAGCCCAACAGGAGCAGATGGCCCAGCAGGCCGACGCGGCGCAGAAGCTCTCCGCTGGCGCCGCCAACCTTTCCCAGACTGATGTTGGTGGCGGCCAGAACGCTCTGCAAGCAATGATCGGAGGCCTTGGTGGATGACCACTTATGACCCAACCAACGCCAAGCATATTAACATACAGCGTCGATCGGCGCAAGCGGCCCAGGACTCCGCCGACGCGTTCCTACACAACAGCATGGGAATGGCTGACGGTAGGTCTTATTTTCACAGCATTCTCGTACGGTGCCACGTTTTTGCTAACCCGTATGCTGGTGATGCCGGTTCAACCGCCTTCGCCTGTGGTGAACTCAATGTGGGACAGCAGGTGCTCGCCGATATTATGCGAGTCTGCCCCGACGAATACATCAAGATGATGAGGGAAGCCAATGCCCGAGACGCAGCCGACGACTCCCGTAGAACCAGGTCCGATGAGGACACCCGAAGGGCAGATAGTGGATCAGAGCCCGACGCTTACGTCCACCCCGCCCTCGACACCGGAAGAATCTACTCCGACATCGCCGAAGGAGACTACGAAGAGTGAGGCAAAATCCCTTCTTAACGAAGAGACCCCTGAACCAAAAGGCGCCCCCGAGAAGTACGAGAACTTTAAGGTCCCAGAGGGTTTTACCCTCGATGAAGCCTTTACCAAGGACGCCAGTACTCTCTTCAAGAAGCTTGATCTCAACCAGGTCGGTGCTCAAGAGTTAGTCGACCTTCACACGAAGGTAGTTAAGGAGGCCTATGAGGCCAACGAGGCCATCAAGGCGAACGAACGTTTGAAGTGGCGTGACGAAATCAACGCAGACCCCGAAATCGGTGGATCGAAGTTGAGGAATACCAAAATTTCAATCGGGAGACTGATTGATATGTTTGGGAGTGCTAAAGTCGCTGAGGGGTTTAGGAAGGCAATGGACTCGACGGGTGCAGGGGATAACCCCGATGTCATCCGCGGACTCTACGCCCTATCCAAGCACCTGACCGAAGGTGGAGTAGTCCGTGGTAACGGACCTTCCGTCGAGGGGCAGCGAGTGAACGGTACTGCGCAACCATCGACCGCGCAGGCCATGTATCCACACCTTCCTTCCAACCGAGGATAACATATGGCTACCATCGGCAACACTGCAGTAACATATGCCGATTGGGCGAAGCGTATGGACGACGGCTACAAGGTCGCTCGTATCATCGAACTCCTCTCGCAGACCAACGAAATCCTTGAAGATATGTTGGTCATTGAGGGGAATCTCCCAACCGGACACAAGACAACCATCCGCACCGGCTTGCCACAGGCAACTTGGCGCCTTTTGAACTTAGGCGTCCCGAATGCCAAGTCCACCACCGCTCAGCTCGTGGACACCTGCGGAAACCTCGAAACGTACGCGGTGATCGACAAGGACATCGCGGACCTCAACGGGAACACCGCGGAGTTCAGACTATCGGAAGTCAAGGCTTTTCTGGAGGGCATGAGTCAACAGGTCGCCGCGACCCTCATCTACGGCAACCAGTTCCTCAACCCCGAAAGGTTCACCGGCCTTGCCCCGCGATACAGCACCAAGAACACCGCCAACTCCAATACAGCTTTCAATGTTCTCGATGGTGGCGGCACCGCTTCTACCAATACCTCCATCTGGATCACTGTATGGGGCGACGACACTCTCCATGCCACCTTCCCCAAGGGCAAAATCACCGGCCTTCAACACCGAGATATGGGTGAATGGCCAGTGTTGGATACGAGTAACAACACCTACCAGGCCTACCGTGATCACTTCAAATGGGAAATTGGCCTTGTCCTGCGAGACTGGCGTTACGTCGCTCGAATTGCTAACATCGACGTCACCCAGCTTACAGGCGTGTCTGCGGCGAACCTGATCAACCTGATCATTCGTGCCCTCTACCGTCTGCCGACTGCGCCTGTATCAGCGACCACTATCCAGACCTCCGACACCCCCGAAGTACGGGCGAACATGGGCCGCACAGTCCTCTACGCCAACCGCGTAGTCCGCACCTACCTCGACCTGCAGGCCATGAACAAAACCAACGTCCTGCTCCGGATCGAGGAGTTCGATGGCAAGCCCATCACCACCTTCCGTGGCATCCCCGTCAGGACCTGTGACGCGATCCTGTCGAACGAAGCCCAAGTAGTCTAAGGAGACCCCACATGATCCTCGACGGACTTTTGATCTTCACCGGCGGCACCACCTATGGTCCAGGCACTCTGGCCATTGGCCAGGCCATCACCGCTACCGCTACAAGCACCAACATCATCGACCTTGGCCCAGCCTTAACCAACACGGGCCTGCCACCCTCGCAGACCACGCCGAACTCCCAGCCCTTCCGGGACATTGGCATCGGCGACGACCCCGCAATAAAGATCCTCGTCCAATGTCTAACCACCTTCACTACCGGGAACGGGAACTTCTCTGTCCAGCTTCAGGGCTCACCCGACAACGGCTCCGGTGCTCCGGCAGGCTTCGTGACCTACTACTCCTCCCCGACCTACAGCATCGCCGGTGGCACCCTCGTCGCTGGGTCCCGCTTGATGGACATGGACATGCCCAGGCCACCTCAAGGAGTTGCGGAGCCCAGGTTCTTGCAAATGAACTTCACCAACTCTGGCACCAACTTCGCGACCGCAACCGTCTTGGCCGCCTTGGTCCTCGACCGTTTCGATCAGGTTTACAACGCTCTCAACAACAACATCTCGGGCGGTTATCCCGCTGGTGTTACGGTGGCGAACTGATGCGCCGACTTCTTATTGGTCTCGCGGCTGGGACAGCGTTTGCTGCCCTTGCCGCTGGCTGGCTGTGGGCGCAGCCAGTAATCCAAAATCAACTCTCCGGCAATGAATGCTGGAACACAGGGCAGGGCCCCGGTGGACCCTCCACCGGTTTCATCTGCGCCTACCAAACCCGCTCTAGCTGGGGCTACCTCTTAACCACTGCCGCCACAACCGGCACCATCCAATTGGTTGCCCAGCAGAATGCGGTCATAATGCCGATCCAGATAACGACCGGCCCTTTGACCTTCAACATGCCACTCGCCCCTACCCCTGTTGACGGCTCAATAGTTGCATTCTGCAACACCTCGAACGGCGCCTTCGCAACTCAAGTCGTGACAATCACCGCCACAGCTCCGGAGGTCTTCGCCACTGGCGCCACGACCACCTTAACCACCCTCGCCGCTCGTACCTGCGTCAAGCTGATGTACACCTTAAGCAACACCACCTGGTCACAGGTACAATAAGAGGACTCGTCATGAAGACCCTCCTTCGAATCCTCTCACTGGCGCTAGTCCTCCTTCCTAGCGCCCTTTTTGCCCAGGGGCCGATTGTTGGCCCCGGCCAGT